CCGCAATAGAATACCGCTACAATCAGTCTCACACGATAAACCACAACCAACGGAGCAATAAAAATGCAGAAATTTATAGGTGTAAAGCTGATCAACGCCATCGAAATGACACGCCAAGCCTACAATGATTTGCGCGGGTGGAAACTTCCTGAAGACGAAAACGGCGCTGATGAAGGCTATCTTGTTGAATACATCGATGGCGGCAAGGCCAACACCAAGCAGTTTGAAGGCTGTGTGTCATGGTCGCCAAAGGAAGTGTTTGAAAACGCCTATCGCGCAGTATCAGGGCTTTCATTTGGGCTTGCGCTGGAAGTGGTCAAGAAGGGTGGCCGCGTGGCGCGTGAAGGCTGGAACGGTAAAAATCAGTTTATATTCCTTGTTCCTGGCTCAAAATTCGTAGTGAATCGCCCACCATTGCTAGGCATTTACCCTGAAGGCACGACAATAAGCTATGGAAGCCATGTTGATATCAAGACAACCCAAGGCGAAGTGAGGCCATGGACCGCCTCACAATCTGATCAGCTTGCAGATGATTGGTATGTGGTTGAGGATCCCGCGCAGTGAGCAACAAAGCCCCCAGGGTAAAGCAGAAAAGCCGCAAAGCATTGCTCAAGGCCGTAAACAAACGGATGGAAGGCAAACCCCTGAATGATAACGAACGGCTGTTGTGCCATGCTTATGACCTGGCACACGCCCGCCGTTATGGCACTGAAAAGCCGCAAGCAGTAGAACAACAACCGAGCAAAAGTGTCTGGCAGAGGATACGCGAAAGCGTTAATGCACTGATCCGGTGGCGTCAGTAGGGTGTAATTCCGACATTCGAAGTTACGCGCCCTGGTGAAATCTGCAAGTTGTCGGGGTATGAGTGGACGCCCTTATTATCAGGTTAGCCCACCTGTGGCACACAACGGGCAATACCCCTTCTAGTAGTTAAAAGCTGCAAACCGTTATAATCTCAGCCCTAATGGTATATCGAAGCACTTGAACTGGAATTTCCGGTGATGGTGCTTAACGGAACGCCCAGGAGGCTAAGACTACCAATGACTGTGAAAAAATCCGCAACGCCTAAAAAACCTACGCCGGCCAAGTCTCAGGCCGCAAAAAGAACCTTAACACCCGCACAAAAGCGCAAAGCCGCAGCAAAGCGCAAAGCCACACTTGAGGCCAAGAAAAAGACAGGCGCAACAAAGGCCCAAGGTTCATTTGAATTCCCAAAAGGTAACAAGTGGTGGCAGTGCCGCGCAAAGCATGGCAGAAACGGTATATGGCAGGATCCCGAAGCACTGCTAAAGGATTGTCTCGCCTATTTCGAATGGCTTGAAAAAAACCCCTTCCTTGAAGATCAACGCCTTGTCGTTAAAGGCAACCTGAAGGGTTACAACAAAAAGAGAATGCGACCAGCCACAATTCATGGCCTTAGAATCCATTTGGGTATAGGTCAAACCACATGGCAGGAATACAGGAAGCGACCAGATTTCATGGTGGTCTGCCAATTCATTGAAGACGCAATCTATGAACAAAAGTTTGCAGGTGCTGCAGCTGGATTCCTAAACGCACAGATAATTGCGCGTGATCTAGGCTTGAAAGACAGTATTGCGGCAGAGGTTACAGGCGCTGGCGGCGGTCCGGTTCAAGTCACTTACAAAGGCGTTTCAAGCGATGGCAAACGTCGAAATTGAGTTTATCGATCGATTCGCTCCACTACTGGTAAAGCCAAAGAGAATAAAAATTCTTGTTGGTGGCCGCGCTTCCACTAAATCCACCTTCGTTGCTGATCATGTAATTGAGCGAATGAGCTCAGGCGAAACATGGTGCTGTGCCAGGGAATACCAAAACTCCCTTGATGAATCAGTGCATTCGATGCTGAAGGATGAAATTGAACGGTTAGAGTTTCCAGGCTTTCTAATACAGGCCAATAAAATACTTTATCCATCGAACGGCGGCGGTAACTTTTACCGTGGCTTGGCACGAAACATATCAGGGCTGAAGGGCTTGAATTGCCATGGCTTGTGGATTGAGGAAGGCGAAGCAACCAGCAAGGCAACACTGAAGGTGCTCACGGCTTCAATCCGTGTATCAGCACTTGAACAGGCTAAGGCAAGGCGCGAAGGCAAGGAAATTCGCATTCCTGAAATATGGATCACGATGAACAGGGGAAGCAGCAAAGACCCGATTGCACAAAGGCTATTGAAAAGGGCTGAACGGGAATTGGCGCGGTGCGGGTACTATGAAGATGATCTGTGCATGATTATCGAGGTGAACTATCCAGATAATCCATGGTTCGAAGGTTCTGGCTTGGAAGTCGAACGCAAAGATGACGAGGAAAACATGACACCAGCTGAATATGATCACAAATGGCATGGCGCGTACTCCGATACGGTAGAGAATGCCATTATTCGCCCCGATTGGTTCGATGCTTGCGTCGATGCCCACGAAAAATTGGGCTGGAAGGCCGAAGGTGTTGAAGCGGTATCACATGACCCATCGGACAAAGGCGACCCCAAAGCACTGGCATACCGCCACGGATCCGTGATTGTCGATTGCATTCAAAAGACTGATGGTGATTTCAACGATGGTATCGATTGGGCAACAGATTACGCCATCATGGTTCAGGCTGATGAATTCATTTGGGATGGCGACGGTATCGGTGCTGCAGCAAGGCGCGATATAAACAAGGCGCTTGGAAACAAGAAAATAGCCATTGGCATGTTCAAGGGCAGTGAAACGGCTGACTATCCTGATCGAATCTATCAACCTATTCACGGTGAGATAATGAAGCCCAAGCCCAACAAGCAGGTATTCGCCAACAAAAGAGCTCAATACTATTGGGATTTGCGCGATCGATGCTTTAAGACCTGGCAAGCAGTGACTAAGGGCATGTACCACAACCCTGATGATCTGATCAGCTTTGCCAGTGACATTGAGGATTTGCCATTGCTACGCGCAGAGGTATGCGGCATTCCGAAGAAAGACAACGGCGCTGGGAAAATTCAGATAGTGGCAAAGCAGGATATGAAAAAGAACCCGTATAACCTTGAATCGCCCAACATGGCTGATTGCGTTATGATGTCGCTGGCAGCGGGTAAGAGCGACAAGCGCGGGAAAAGTTCAACAAATTCAAGTAATCATACAGGCGGGTGGCAATCGATATGATGACAGGCAACGAACCAGTAAGCACAGAAGAAAACGACCCTAAGACAAAAGCGGAGTTTTTACGTTCTGCCATCAAACGTGCAGAACGGGCCCGCACCTATTGGGACAAGAACTTTCAAGTGGCCAGAAATGACCTGCTATTCCTTTACGGTGAAAACCAGTGGGATGCAGAGGCCGCGAAACAGCGTGAAGCCGAAGGCCGGCCAATGCTGAAGCTGAACCAATTGCCACAGTACAAGCGGCAAGTGGTCAACGATATGAGACGTTCAACGCCTAGAATTTCCGTGATCCCCTACCATGCAGACTTCAAGCCCAAGGGCGGGAAGATGGAACAGGACAAGATCAAGAATCTACCAGGCACCAAAGACTATTCACGCGCTGAAGTGTTTGAAGGCTTGATACGCAACATCGAAAACAATTCATTGGCTGACAGGCACTATGACCGCGCCGGTCAACATGCAGTGGAATCAGGTTTTGGCTGGTTACGGGTGAAGACGCACTACCAGAACCTGGACAGCTTTGATCAGGATGCCAAGATCAGCAGCCTTACTAATCGATTCGCGGTGCTTTGTGATCCAGATTATGAGGAACCCGATACCACGGACAAGAATTACCTATTCATTGGCGACAAGATGCCCAAGGATGAATTCAGAGTGAAATACCCTGAAGGCTCGTTGGGTGAGCTATCAGGGCTTACCGGCGATGAATACAACTGGTGGTATGAAGATGATTATGTTCGGGTGGCAGAATACTTCTACCGAAAGCCCGCAACGCGGGTTTTGTTGCTTCTGTCTGATGGAAAGGTGGTGTTCAAGGACCAGATTGAACCGGTGCTTGATGAACTGAAGGAAAAGGGTATTGGCATTGTTCAGCAACGCAAAGTGAAGACTTGGAAGGTGTGCTGGGCAAAGATCACAGGTAATTCAATACTTGAAGGCGGGCCCGACAATGAAATCGAGTGGCCTGGTACCATCATTCCGGTGGTGCCGGTGTTCGGTGAAGAATTCACCTTCGGTGATAAAACAATGTATTTGGGGCTTACGCACTTCGCAGAAGATAGCCAACGCATGTGCAATTACTGGTGGACAGCGGCCACAGAGAAAGTGGCATTGTCGCCAAAAGCCCCATGGGTGGGATCTGATGAAGCTGTGGAAGGGCATGAAACGCAGTGGGAGAACGCGAACCGTGGGAACCCATCATTCCTGAAGTACAACCAGTATGACAGCCAAGGGCAAAAAATCGATGCCCCGCAAAGATCAGACTTTGCAGCGATGCCGGCGGCAGAAATACAGCTTGCCCTTGCAGCCACGGACCTTACCAAGTCAACCCTTGGTATGTATGACGCCTCATTAGGGCAACGCTCCAACGAAACAAGCGGCACAGCGATCAATGCCCGCAAGGAAGAATCAGATTCTGGAAACTTCCATTTTGTGGACAATCGAGATATGGCCATTGCAGCTGTTGGCCGCATCCTTCTTGAAGTGATACCGCGCATTTACGACAACGAACGAGTATTGCGCCTGATGTTTGAGGATGGCCAAGGTGATTGGGTGTCTGTGAATGAAACCATTACCGATGAACAGACAGGCAAGAAAATACTTGTTCATGATATGTCAGTGGGCAAGTTTGATGTGATTGTTACAGCTGGTCCTGCTTATGCTACCCAGCGCCAGGAAGCGGTGGATTCGATGCTACGGGTAGTCAGTGCTGTGCCTGAAATGGGCAAGGTGTTGCTGGACCTTATCGCAGAAAACATGGATTGGCACTTATCCAAGGAGGCTTCACGCCGTTTGAAACTGATGTTGCCACGCGAAATGCTGACACCAGAGGACAAAGAACAGCTGGGCCTTGATGATAAGCAGCCAGAAATGACGCCAGAACAGCAAGCGGAAGTTGCCAAGGCACAGGCTGATACTGAAACAGCCAAAGCTGATGCGGCCAAGGAAGCTGAAAAGACCAAGCAAAGTGGTATTTCCCTTGAAATCGAGCGTGAGCGATCAAAGCAAGCGCAGCTGGAATACAACAAGATCAAGGAACAGGCAATGCTTGGCAAACCTGATTACCAGGTGGTGGCCAAGATGGTCGCAGATGCCATGGCAGAGATTAAACTCACTGAATTTAACGCAGCTGGTCAGACTCGCTAAATATTAGCTAGTAGCGTTATTGGTGAAAAAGCGCAATAATTGGCGAAATTCATATTTTAGCGGGTGAAATACCGCGGGCACATCATCGGAGATAGTGTTATGGCAGGTGAAAACGACAACGCACAAGGCAATCAAGATCAAGACGATTACGAAGGCTTTAGCGCGTACACGGAGGAACCCCGCGAAGGTTCTGATAAGCAATCAGGTGGTAAGCCTGGTGCGGAAGGCGGCAAAGCCCCTGAAGGCAAAGATGCTGATAAGGGTGGCAAGCAGCCTAAAAAGCCTGAAGACAAAGGCGCTGATGATGACGCCAAAAACAAAGATGGCAAGGATGACGAATCTAAAAAGGATGATGACGCAGATAATGCTGGCGGCAATCGCACACCAAGGCGATTAGAAAGACGCATTGCCCGTTTAACGAAACGTGGCAAAGAGAACGGCGAACGCGCAGATCGATTAGAGCGTGAATTGCAAGAAGCACGAACCAAGCTGGCAAGTTATGAGGAGCAGGACAGTAAGCCTAAATCCAAAGACTTTGACAATGATGAAGACTTTGAAACGGCCCTTGAAGCATGGGCCAAGAAGCAGGGTGGGAAGAAAGCCCCCCAGCGCCGGCAGACTGTCTCAGCGGAACAGCAGGAAATTGACGATCAGATACTTGAGCTCGTTGAAGACCTGAAGGATAACGCCAAGCGGTTCACTGACTTTGAAACACTGGTTTTCAATGAGGAAACCAAGATCACGCCTGATATGGCGCTTGCACTTTCAGATACTGACGATCCTGCAGCCATCGCTTACTACCTTGGCACTAATCGTGATGAAGCTAAACGTATTGCTGGGCTGACTCCACGCCTTCAGGCTAAGGAGATTGGCAAACTGGAAGCAAAACTGGCAGCTGAATCAGAAAAAGACACAGGCGATACCGGCAAGAAGCCCGATGAATCGGGTGGTGATGAAGGTAATGCGCTTCGTAAACAATCCAAAGCCCCAGCCCCTATTGATACGCTCAAGGGTTCTGATTCAAGCAAGAAGAACATAGAAGATATGTCCTTTGATGAATACGAACGCGAAGTGGACAAGAAAGGCAAAGGCAAAATTATTGAAAATTGGTGAGGTAACTCATGAGCGTACAAGGTTCAGGCAACAGCGTTTTAACCGATGACATTATCGTTAAAGACGCACTGAAGTTGCTAAAGAATGAATTAGTGTGGGCACCCCTTGTTTATCGTGATCTTGAACAGCGATTCGGCAAGGTAGGTGATGTAATTTCTTTGAAACTGCCATACCGCACAAAGTCGGCATCTGGTAGAACCCTGGTCAAACAGCCTTTGGTTGATCAGAAAATCCCTTTCAATATCGATCGACAGGAACACTTCGGCTTAGAAGTCACCATGCGTGACCGTACCCTAAGCATTGAGCAATTCCGCGAACGCTATCTGAAATCAGGTATCGTGCAGATTGCCAACAAGATTGATAAATCAATTGCTGATGTGGCAGCGCGTAGTTTCTTCTTTGGATCCGGTACCCCAGGCACTGCGATTACAACGAAGGAATTCCATTATGCGAAGGCACACCAGGGCAAGGTGGGTGTTCCTGATGACGGTATGCGTCGATGCGTACTTGATATGATGGATGCGGCTGAAATCAGCGATGGCATTGCCAGCAAGTTCAACGAAATGATGGTCAAGGAAGCCTTGCAGAAAGGTTACTTGGGACCATTGGCTGGTTACAGCTTGTTTGAATCTGCCAACGTATCTTCACACACAGTCGGTGCATGGGCTGGTTCTGGTGCCGTAAATGGCGCAGATCAGACAGGTTCAAGCCTGATCACTGATGGCTGGACTAACAACATTACAAACTTGCTGGTGGTCGGTGATACCTTCACCATCGATGATGTGTATGAAATCAACCCGCAAAGCTACTCAAGCACTGGCCGTTTGCAGCGTTTTGTAGTGACCGCGGCTACTGATTCTGATGGTTCAGGTAATGCGACTATCTCAATCAGCCCTTCAATCAATGACGGTACGCTGACAACTGTTGACGGTGAAGGCAATACGATTTCACTTGCCGCCTATCAGAACGTGAGCGCAGCACCTGCAAACAATGCCGCAATCACTGTGGTGGGCACTGCAGGTACAACGTATCGCCAGAACTTCCTATTCCATCGTGACGCAATCGCGCTGGCTATGATTGATCTGGAATTGCCTGAAACGGCTCCTATGAAAGCCCGTGTGCGTGATGACAAGTCGGGCTTGTCTATGTCAATGACCGGTAACTACGATGTGAACAACAACAGCGAAGTTATGCGTATTGATGCGGTATGGGGCGCAAAGGCCATTTACCCTGAATTGGGCCATCGTATGTTCAGTGATGACATAGCCTAACCCTGCAAGGGGTTTTGTCTATTGATTCGCTGACTAACTGAAAACAGGTCAAGGAGCAAAAGCACATGATTAAATATAGCGCGTTACTCTTTATCAGTACCCTTGCGGAACTGCTTACAAGAGGCGATGAAAAGGATGGCCAGCTGGCTTTCCTCAAGGGTGGTACAGCTGACAACGATGGCCTTCAGGGCTATTACGAATGGGATGCTGATTCTACTGCCACAGCTACGAACGATAAGGTGATTGCGGCCACTAACGTGACCCGCGGGCGCTGGATTCGCCGTGGTAGTGCTGCAAGCAAGCCAACAGTGAACACGCCAGTTTCTGGCACGATCACTATTGAGCATATCCCAGGTGAAAGCGGTGTTAATCGCACCATCTTTACGCTTGCTGCAGCGCAAATACCCGTTACTGATGCCACCACATCAGGTTCTTACGGTGCACTGAAACTGGCTGATTTGCCGCAATTGGCTTATGCCATTGTTGGTACTCGCCAGAACTACACGGCATTTGCTGAAGGCGCTGCGCTTACTGGTGGTGTAGGTGATGCGGTGTTTGATATTGGTGTTGGTTCTGCAGCTATTGCAGTGGCAGCTGATGGCGCACTGGCCGGTACTGATGATGATATTGGTACTGAAGTGGCTATCACGCTATCAGGCGGCACTGGCACTGGCACTGGCGTAAACGGTTCTACCACGGCAATCAATGGCACTGCTTCAGCTGGTTCATTCAATTTGAACTGGTCCGGTACAGCGGCCACAATCGATGCTTCCAGTACAATTGATGTAACTGGTACTATCGAGATTGTTTGGGCTGACTTGGGTGATGACTAAGCATTACCCTTAACCTTGAAGGGGCCCTAGTGGCCCCTTTTTTACATTAAAGGAAATCAAAATGATGAATCGACGTTGCTTCATGTTCCACAAAGACTTGGCACCTAAAGGCAAGGTGTTTGACGAAGCTGTTACGGATATGGCGAAGCTGGCCAGTGAAGGCTGGGTGGATAACAAGGGCAAGATCGATGGTTCTTATCCTGAATATCCACAGGACACGCTTGAAACTGAATCATTGCCTGGTCGTGATGATATGGCTGATGATGAAGGCGAACAGGGCAGCGATGATCAAGACTCTGAAAATGATGGCGAAACACCTGATCCAAAGGCTAATGAAAAATCAGATGATATGGGTGAAATCGTTGATCTTCTTGCGGTGTTCCATGCAAACCCTATTAAGCTGACTAGGGAAGAACTTTTATTCTTGGGCGAATCCAGTGGCATTAAGATGAAGAAAAACTGGAAAGAGCAAACAATGATCAGCGCCATTCAGAAAGGGCTGAAAGATGGCAACAACTAAAGACCTTATCAACCAGGCTTTGCGTAACATCGGTGTTCTTGCTTCAGGTGAAACGGCAAGCGGCGACAAGTTAAACGAAAGCCTGGTGATTGCACAGCAGATGGTAGAAGGCTGGTCATTAGAACGCTTGATGATCCCAGCTGTTACCCATGAAACCTTTGCTGTTGATACCGTAGGTGCTGCAGCATCCTATACGATCGGTACCGGTGGAGCTCTTAACACAGCGCGGCCAATGAGTATTTTGAATTGTCGGATGGTCGATGGTGGCAATTCTGAATCGCCTGTGGAAATAGTCGGCTTGTCTCGGTGGGCTTCAGTCGATGTGCGGGGCAATGTCGCTATACCGTCAATTGCTTACTATGAAGTGTCGTACCCGCTCGGTAAGCTGTATTTTGATACAATCCCCATGGCGGGGTATTTCATTAAGCTAGTGACCGCTAAAGAGCTTACAGCTTTACCGGCATTGAATTCTGATACAGAATACCCGCCTGGATATGACCGATGTATAAGACTCAACCTAGAAATTGAACTCGCTATCGCTTTTGAGCGTCCTGTCAATGTGACCACAGCGGCCCTTGCCAAAACGGCAAAGAGGGAAATTAAGCGTCTAAACGCCACACCTATGCACTCACGCATTGATAGTGGATTGTTGAAACGCCCCGCGGGGTACAACATTGAAAGTGGACCATGAAACCATTACAAATAGCGTATCAAGATGCTTCAGGTAAATCAGTCACACAGAACGGCTCCCTTTTGCGGAACTGGTATGTGCAATCAGTGCCAGCGGGTTCGAAACAACCTGTAATCCTAGTGGGTACCCCTGGCACAACCATTCTTTCCACACTCCCAACGATTCCCCCACTGGCTGGTAAAGTCATGGGGGATTTGCTTTATGTGGTCACAAACTCAGGGTTTTACAGTGTTGAT